ATTCTACGATTGTTTGGAAACCGGGCATACCGTGTCCAGTCTGGATTCTCGTGGAACAAATAGAGCCACCGCCGATATTACAGCGCACAGAGTTGGCACCCCAATCAGCTAAATCATTGATTCCATCAAGGGTTGCTACGTTTCCTGCCATGATGTGGAACTCGGATGGAAGTGACTTTCTCAAGTTATATAATGCCTCTTTCATCAATATATGGTGTCCGTGTGCGACATCAACACAAATAATTCTTGCGCCGGCGTCATAAAGAGCACAAGCTCTTTCTTCATAATCGCCAGTAACACCCACGGCAGCGCCAACGTTTTTGGCGCCTAACATAGTAGCACCTCGGATAAGACTGACTTGTTCCTCAATCGTATTATATCTATGAACAATTCCCAGACCACCACAATTTTGCATTGTTGCGGCCATCTCACTTTCAGTGACAGTATCCATCGGGCTAGAAATAACTGGTAATTCTAGTACGAGGCCTTCACTTAATTTATTTGATATATCGACCTGTAATCGACTTTCGATATCGCTATATTGAGGCACTAATAACACATCCTCAAACGAAAGAGCTTCTAACATTTTATCTCCTTTTGTAAGTTCTCTTCTTCTCATCTTACCAACCGGGCGGTATCCAGTTTTTTATTGATTCGTTAAACTGCTTTTTAGTCAGTTTGGTGCCAGCATGTCTATCTTGCATATCTAGATCTGCAGTTGAAGCTGGATTTTTAGGTGGCTCATCTGTCGAACCCAGTGAACCATCGCCGCGGTTTGACATAACGATTGTTTCTTTGTAAAGACTTTCGGATTCGCGAATTCTAAAATGAACCACCGGCACCATGATTAATTGTGCGATCTTATCGCCTGGAGAAATAGTTTGGTCTCTCCCACCGATGTTGTGCAAATCAATGAACACTTCTCCGTCATATCCCGCATCAATGATATGTGCACCGACAACCAACTCCTTTTTCGCAGCTACGCTCGATCTATTGCAAACTTGTAACATGTATCCATGGGGCACTCCAAACTTGCATCCAATTGATAGTAACTTGTTTTCATTTGAAAAAACTGTAATTTCCTTACCATCTTCAGGGTTAAAAAAAACATCCAGGCCTGCGTCACTTGGGTTTGCACGCTCTGGCATTTTAACGTTATTGCGAATCTTTTCGATTTCGATGATCATTCATTTCTCCTTTTAATTGTTTAATTGTTGCCTGCGCTCTGTTCCAGCACTCCGGACAATACAGGCGTACGATCTTCTGTTCGTTTTTTACGATAACAAACCAACTTTGTACTTGCTCTTTTGATTTTTTATCAAATGGTTTGCTACAAACTTCACACTCATCGCCAAGTCTGTCAAACATTCCCATTTTTTCTTTTAGATCTTTTTTTGATCTTTTTTCTTTTTTACGCTTGAGCTTTCTACTAATACTTCCCATAAAACCTCTTATTATTTATAACACTTTTATAAACACTAGTCAAGACTTTAAAAGGCTATTTCTGTTACGCTTTCGTAGTTAATTTGTTTTTTTGAATTCCCAACTTTAACTGTGCAAGTTTCTGAAGAAGTGCTCACTAAAACACCTTCTCTTGGTGTTCCGTCGGTATCCACAAAAAATATTCGCAAGGCCGGCCCTGCGTAATTTTTTAATAAATCTTTAATCTTCGTATCTTCTTTTTTAATATGTACCATAATTTTATTCCTATCCTAAAAGTTTGAAATTATATCTCAGAGATCTTGTAGAAAATCCCCACTGATCGTCGTAATCTAACCTAGCCATGTAGGGTCGATTCAAATGCAAGACATCATTGTCCTTGACAGCCCAACATCTAATAGTTGTATTGGAAGACGTGCTATCAGTGGTTTTAATAATCCAATAAGGCCGGCCCTTTTTAGTGGTTTTTTTAATAACTTCTCTAGGAATGAACCAAGCGACGCCCAAATCGTTGTCCCAGGCCCCAAGAGGTGGAACCTTGTATTCGCTTAATCTGTCATTAATCGTCTTATCCATAACCAAGCTTATTGGAAAAATTCCTGTTAAATCAGAGATATTCTCGATCTTCTCCTGGGGAGAAAACTCTCCTTCTTTTTTATATAGTTCCACGTTTTCTAAGAACTTCTTTTTACTTTTTGCCCTATCGACTGCCACTGCAGTCCAAAAGTGTTTTGCACCAGTGAAGCGATCATCGATCAGCTCTTCTAAAGCTCCGGATCGGCACAGAACATCGAGGGCCTTTTTATTTAGTTTTGAATATACCACCTCCTCATTAAAGAGTAGCTCTTCTGCGGTAGTAAAAGGCCGGTTATTTATAATTTGTTCTATTGCCTTATCGCCCAAGCCTTTGATAGAACTTAAAGGTTGGATCAAGGTTTTGCTATCTTGCGGACAAATCTCCCATACGATACCAGAAGAATTAATATCAAGATTTTTGATTTTAAACCCAGCTTGCTTTGCAATGTTGATCGCCACCTCTTTTCGGTCTTCAGGCTCTTTGTCAAGGAAGGCTGCCATCCACTCTGCCGGATAATAATTCAACAACCATGCGCACTGATAGCTTAGTATAGAGTACGATACTGCATGTGATTTATTGAAACCATATCCAGAGAAATACTCAAACTTATCCCAAAGATTTCGTGCGGTTGCTTCATCAATGCTCTTTAATTTGCATCCACGAATAAACTTATCCTTAATCGCATTCTTTTCTTCTGCGCCCTTGCCAGTTCCCTTCTTTGTTAATAGTTTGCGTAACTTATTCCCCTCTTCGAGCGTCACTTCTTGGCCTAGTCTATGCGCTAGCAGCGCAATTTGTTCCTGAAAAATAAGAAAGCCGTGTGTCTCGTTTGTAATTTCTTTTACGGTATCATTTAAATAATGGACATCTTGTGGATTTGTCTTCGCCTCAACATATGATTTGTCAACTTGAGCACTCAATGGCCCAGGACGATAAATGGATGTGATAGCTGCAATATCAATGATGTTCTGTGGTTTCGCGCGACGACAGAAATCTTGAGCACCTCCCTGGGTAAACTGGAAGATGCCGGCGAACTTTCCTTTATGAAAAACATTAGTGTATACTTGGCTGTCAGCAAGGTCAATTTTATCCGGATGTAAATGTTCGTCGTAATAATCTTTAATTTGCTGATAGGAGGGAGATTCAATTCCATGATGTCTTTTCAAAATATGAGCCACCGCTGTCTCAATCATTCTTAAGGTCGATAGGCCCAGAATATCAAACTTAATGAAACCCAAAGGCTCCAGATGGCGTACGTTTTGGCCCTCTGACCATGGAGTTTGTACGACACCTCCGCTATTAATCAACGGCATGTATTTATCTAATTCCTCTCCGATAACAACTCCACCGGCATGACGGCTAACTGATCTAACTTGACCATGTAGTGCCGTAATATGGTCTCTAATTTGAGGATATCTTGTAAAGAATCTTTGAAGAGAATCAGAATATTCAACAACCTCTTCAAAAGTAGGGACATACACGCCGGCCTTAATACCATGCTTCTCTTTCGCCTTGGGTGTGGCCTCGTGTAACATGCGCGCGGTAACGGCGTTAACTTCAGTGAACGGTACATCGTAGAACTTTGAAATATCTTTAATTAGAGATCGTAGCTGTAGAGTATTATAATTAGAAATAGGCACGACCGTGGTCTTGCCCCACTCTTCCATTAGAAGCTCTTTAAGTTTCATCGGATCTGCTACATCATAATCGATGTCTGGATAATCCGTCGCATCTCGACGGAGGAAACGAGAGAACAGTAGTCCGTACTTAATTGGATCGATCTGTGTAATCCCTAAGACATAGGCAACCAGAGATCCTGCGGCAGAACCTCGTCCAGGGCCAGTGAGCATGCTATCGTTCGCCTTGTCGGTAATCGCCTTCATTGTTAGAAAGTATTGGCTAAACCCTCGGTCATCAATAATTTTTAATTCTTCTCGTAAGCGTAGTGCGTATTCTTCTCTAAGACTCAAGTCTGCAAATACTTCTGTTTCTTTGAACCCCTCTAAACAAAGCTTTGTTAATGCTTCGGTTGCAGTGCAATCGGGCGGCACCACAAACTCTGGAAGCCTGACAGTAGAATCGGGCATAAAATTGTCAATTTGCTTAAACGCGATATCGTGAGTATTTGTAATAGAGTTTAAAACGATATCGTCATCATAGGTATATCCAGTTTCTAGTGAATACTTCTTGTAGCTCTCCCACATTTGATCACCATTTTTTGGATATAATTCATAACCGATTTCTTCAAGACCGTCGGGGAGCCGATCGTCAAGCCACTCTGGCTTATTGGAGCGACCAAGCCAGCCTAGGCGTTTATACAACTCTCTATTCTTCCAAGCCTCTGGATTAGGATAATGGCTGTCCGCTGTTGAAATCAGCCCAATACCAAACTCTTTGTGCATCTGAATTACATATTGGTTTAGCTCATGTTGATCTGGAATGTTATTCCATTGCAACTCTCCGTACCATCTCGTGCCAAAAATCTCTACCATCCGACGAGTGCTCTCGCGCATGGCGGTAACAATCGACTCTTCACCACTTTCCTTATTCTCCCAATAATTACCAGCGTATACACCCCCAAGACAGGCCGAAGAGGCAATCACCCCTTCGTTGTATTTCTTTAGTAAGTCGTAATCAATACGCGGGTACCGATAAAAGTTATCCCCCTGATATGATTCGGAAATCATTTTAAAAATATTGTTTAGACCATCCTGGTTTTGCGCTAAAAGGACTAGGTGGGAACGGCGCCGGATTATATTATTATACGCCTTTTTTGAGGCGCCTTCGTCTTCTACAGCCATTCTGTCGCCACCAGAGGCTAATTTTTTAGCCGCTGCTTTATCCTCTTTGGCTTTCTCATATTCTCCCTTCCATTCTTCGACAGAAGGAATAAAATATGCCTCTACACCAAAGATTGGTTTAAACTCTTTTCCGGCGGAGTGCATTTTTTTAGTATGTAAGATTTGATAAGATAGACCGTTCATGTTGCCGTGGTCTGTCAATGCTAACGCATCGCAACCATTGTTATAGGCAAAATCCATATGATCTTGTGGATATCCGAATCCATCAAAGGGTGACCCGGCCACGGAATGCGCGTGGAGCCCAACAAAGGGAATTTTTGGTTTAGATCGTTCTATCATTTAGCACCTCCAGAAAGAAATATCTAATCCAAATAATAAAACATTTTAAGCCAAATGTCAAGAATTGTTTGCTGCTAAGTGTAAGTTTTATACATGGCCTTGGCGGCTTAGCAGGCTTTTAACATTTTCCTTTTGTTTTGGGGTTAAACCCTTGATCATTCTATTGGTCGCGGCAATTCTATCAACAATTTCAGTAACTTGTGGATCAACGTTGTGAAGTCTAGTCGGATCGCTCTGTGTATCATTATAAAGAGACTCTTCTAGAAACTCCTCTTCAGTACCACTAGCCAACCACTCCTCTTCTGGCGAGCCTTCCCAGCCACCAAGATCTAACTCTTTATCACCAATTCGAATCCATTCTAGGGCTTGCGCGTACGCCTCTTCTTCTGACATACCACCCTCCATCAAATCCTCAACGGTCATTTTGAGTAATTCGGTCTTGCCGCCTTTCATCAGTCTTTCTGTGTCACTCATAAAAGATTGATCCGCTTCTTGAATCGTAGCCGGCTCTGTAGGTTGTGAGCTTAAAAGCTCAAGAGGCTCCTGGGCTAACTCTACCATCTCAGAAAATTCTTTTTTCAAAAATTTATGAAGTGTCGATAATTTATTCGCGAAATACGCCTTGGAGATCTTGGAGAATGATGGGTCACCAAGTTCAGCCGACATAACTTTTAGTTCACCAATTGCTCGGTTAAGAGCTTTTGCATGTGAGAGGAAGAGGGCTTGTTGTACTCTTGGTCCGTTCTCTGAAAGTGATTCGCTTATTATTTGTCTTAGAGAATGAATTTTTTCAGACATTTTTATATCCTTTTGATACTAGTAATTAGTCTATTTCTTCCAAAGCAACAGGATTTAATAAACGATATTTTAAAATAAATTCGGAGGGTCTGTTATATTTTTGGCCATTAGCACCAATAAAAGCACAGTATTCCTCCCACGAAGAAACGCTACTAAAGTCTTTTAATTCTATAAAAGTATAGTCTTCTTTTTGCAGATTTTTAAAAACGTCCTTTAAAGAAAAAAAACGTGCTGAGTATCTATCCTCTAAAGACCTTTTTGGTTTTTCGTACCAATCGTTATTTAGATATAGACCGGTTCCCTCTTCTTTTATGATTTTTATCAATCTCAAAACTGTCGCATAGTCGACTGTAAACGGTACGTAATCGCCAGTAAATATACTTTTTCCTTCGTATTCAAAAGCTGTGAATTTTTTTGAAGAAAAATTTTTGCGATATGTGGAAATATAACTTTCCGAAGTTATACCATAAGGGAAAGTTATATAAAATCTTTCTGGTGCTAACCATTTGCTCATACCCGATGATATTTTATTGGATACATAACAGCCGTAGAGCGCGCTCCAACTTAAACAATCCCTGCGATCTCTATCATTGGGGTGTATTGACACATAAAATATTGGTATGGTTTTACGATGTTCGCTTGGATATTTTTCATAGTGTCTGTTAATCCAAACTGGATCTTGGACATAATCCCCAAGTCGATGTTTAATCAAGGGCTGCATATCTGGGTGACACACAATCCATATAGTTTCACAGCCAGCGTAGGCACACTCTACAACAGATCGTTCGATGGCTAAATAATTTTTACCGATCGGGGTTAAGCAATCATGCCATGGCATATCAAAATCTAATTTCTGTCCGGCTACCGGTATTATTCCTGCTAAGTGAAATGACATTATTCTCCGCGGAGATCGAAAACGATATTACCAATCTTCTTATAAAAAGGCTCATACTGCGGATATACCTGTCTCTTTCTAAGGTTAATAGCTAGTGGGCGGTATTTCAACGCGGTGGAGGTCCTACCATTTTTAGATCCTTTTATCCCCTTCTCCCTCATCATGTGAAGCGTCTTTAATCTACTAATTGTATCAGAATATTCAAAATCATTTAATTGTTCCTTAGTTAGAAATGATTCAGAGACAAGATCTTTCCGACCAGTTGTACTTCGATCGGACTCATAAAAATACACTTTGTTAACTAAGCCAGGACAAGCTTCATCAACTATGAAATCATGCTCATGCGTGGCGCCGGAATTAACATCAAACCAATCAAAAACTCTATAACCAATAATATTTTGTTTTTCTGTAGCTGGTAATCCCGCTACTTTAGAGCTATCAAAAATATAAAGCTCCTTAAAAGTAGCTTTTATTAGTCTTGCGTTGTTCGTTATAATGTGAAGCGTGCTATCCGATTTTAGACGTATCGTCTCAATCTTATCGGACAAGGGCACTTGGCCGGCCAAAGAGAGATCAAGCAATAGCTCACACGCAACTCTATCTTTATTATCTTTGCCAATAGTATCAAACGGAAAGATGGTTACATCGTCAGGACACAATATGACGCAATTGTTGTCAAAACAATACTTGACCGCACGATAAGTGCTGCCTATTACCACCTTTGACCATCTATAAAGATGATCTTTCATCTACAAAATACCTAGAACATAATTTTCTAGAATTAAGCAATATGATTTTGTGCCTACCTTAATCTCCTCTACCATATTACTCTGTACAATAACATTCTGGTCTGGTTTGATACCAGTCGCGCAGTTATCTGCTACATCTAGAACCTTTACAATTTCGTGATCATCCTTTTTCTTATTATAACCTTCTGGTAATAGTACTAGCTCTTTCTCTTCTTCAGCTTCTTTTTTTTCTATTAACAGGTATCTATTAATTGGTTTCATCTTTACCTCTTCTAAAAACTTATTTCACACGAGCCGCCGGCGCAGGCGACTTCCCCACTTAAATTAGTCTCATCCTCATCTTCAATGATTTTTGAAAGATCTACATCTTTAAGACTATCATACATTTTCTCATATGTTTCCTTTGAACAATCTTCAAAGGGAGCTTGGACGTAAGTGTGATCCGAATACGGCAACACCGAAAGGCCGTTATAGTGAGTCCTGTTCTCCCACATCCACTCGCCAACGTCGATCCATTCTGCGTCCTTTATAGATATTGTGGCTGAAACATTGTGAGTGTTGTGGCCACGAGTATGACCATGTTTGACCCAATCCTTGCTAACTGTTTTAATCCTCTTTAATAGTTGCAAGGCACTCTCTTGCCTCGTGATACTATTGTCCGGGGCCTTCTGAGGCACGTTAATGACAGCGGTATCGTGAGGTCGAAAATATTCATCCTCAATCAACTCCGGGTGGTTCTCCTTAAGATAGTCATAAATTGCTTCGTTTTTCCCCACCCTAATCCGTCGCACATAATAGTCATTATGCCACGCGTGGATGCCCGAACTCGTACCTAAGACTAGGGACGTAGTTCCCGCTGGTTTAACTGTAGTGACTCGGGCGGCGGGCTTAATGCCGATAGTTTTAGCAACTCGAACATTCTCGCTTTTAGCTACTTTACCAGCTTGTACCATATCTAGTTCCAAGACTTTACCAGATGCAACGCCAGTCATACTTACACCAATCAGGGCATCTCTTTCGGTTGTTCTTTTCCAGACATCTCTTAAATAATGAAAGTCTGTATATCCTGCCTGCAGGGTGCCAATAAATGCCGCGGCTTTTACGCGCGCTTCGTATTCCTCTTGTGTTGTAACGTCGCTGACATTAACTTCGGTCAAATTGCAGAACTGATATGGACGCAGTGCAATCTCACAGCAAGGATTAGTACCCCAGTCTTTATCATTGGAGAAATAAAACCCTGGCTCTCCTGCGCCGGACGCCTTTACGCGATCCCATAAATTCATAAAATATTCCTTTGTTATTCTATGTCTTAAAAGGAAGACTGAGTTGTTCGCACGGCCGCGTTGAGGGTTTTCTTCCCACCAGTTTTTGGTTTTAGCTGCTAGCATCTCCTCGTCATCTGCGCTAAATAGCGATATAAGCGCAGCCCGACGTATCCCGCCAGCAAGAACGGCGTCGGCAATATGACAAATAATATCATGTACTTCAATTGTAGATAATCTTTCACCATTGTTTTTATTTTCTAATACTCCTTGTACTTTAACAATACATTCTTTTAGCGGCTGCGGGCCAGGGGCTTTGCCGCCGGTCGTGATAAGCTTCGACCCTTTTGGTCTGATATCACTAAAATCAAATCTAATCTTCGAGCCGCCAGAGAAATAATTTCTCATTAGTGCTTTTACAGCATCGGCCCATCCTTCTATTGAATCAGCTACCAAAAAACGACGCGATCTGTTAGGATTTGGCTTTTGAATTTCTGGCAGTTGTTCTATGTGATGTTTCTGAACAGAGTACCCGACTCCAGTTCCCCCTAGAAGTAAAAACATCACTTCGCTAAATGCCCTCCAATCATCAATTGGTAGGTAAGCACAATTGTAAATTCTGTTCGGAGCTACCTCAACTGGCTTGCCGCCAAATTGTAAGGATCGCATACTAGGCAAAACTTTTTTATCAAAAACAAATTTATAATTTTTCTTAATCTCATCTTTCAGTTGGGGATACTTCTTCATATGCATTCGCATATTGCGTGTCACCAACTCTTTCCACGTTTCTCTTCTCTTCTTCTTATCTAAATATCTCGCATATTTCATATGTACCGTAATATCTGATAAAATTTTATTCGCTTTGTCCATTTTCTTGCTCCTTTAATTTATTTTTGTTTCTAAACTTCTCGTACTTCTTGGAAAGACGCTCTTTCTGTCTAGCCATAGCACTTTGTTCCAATTCTCCCATTGTTTCATCAGACTTTTCAAGCACCTTAATGGTAACATTAGAGGGGTCCATAAAGATAGGAAAAATCCCCCCATCATAACCATTTCTATTTTTAGCAATAAAAATTCTTCCGGTGTTGTTGTTTTTGTCTTCTGTAGTTCTGGATAAAGAAAAAATAAAATCTGCTACGAAGCACTTATTAAACGCCTCGGAAATAGACTCCATAGTAATAACTTCTTTTTCCAAACCAGCCCTATTTGTCTGTGAAGCAGTCACCACGGGGCAGTTGTAAATTTGAGCAATTGCCCGTAGGTCTTCATAAATAGATTCCAGTTCGATTCTTTTCTCCTGAAAACCCTTCACAGGTCGCAAAAGATCTGCATAATCTACAATCACCATATCAACTTTAAAATCTCTGTTTGTAAGCTTTTCTAGATGGGCACGAATAGTGTTAACCGAGGCGGTTTTTGTAGGATATTCCTTGATAACAAGCTCTCCCTCAACATCAACACAGGATTCGTATACACGTTCTTTAAATGTATGTAAATCTTTAATGGGTACCCCAGTCATGCAACTGTCGTATCTCAGGCCGACAACGTTGTCGCCTAATTCTAGTGTATAGTGTACAACATTCTTGCCCTGCTTTAACGCTGCAGTGCCTAGGTGGACTAGCACCATTGATTTACCGGCTCCAGTGGGAGCGATCGCTACGGCTAACTCGCCGCTTCCTAAGCCGCCCTTTGTCATTTCGTCGATCAATTCCCAGTTAGTACTGATTGCGTTTCTTGACTTAAGTTGATATCGCGACTCAAAATCTTTTTTGTAATCATGGCCAAAATCATTGTCCAATCCTAGCTTTAAAGCTCCGTCGATGAGACCATGGATTTCATCAAAAGAGCTAGTTTGCAACAGGTTAACTGATTTTAAGATAGCTTCTTTAAGCTTTTGTTTCTTGCAAAAATCTAGCGAAGTATCTTTAACAAACTTTTCTCCCTCGACTGGGCAGCTAGAAATTCGAGCAAAGAAATCTCTAACTTGTTTCTGAGTAACCTGATTTTCATCTTGCATCTCGGTTCTAATCAAAGTGGCAAGAATGCTGGGCGCAGGGTGCACTTGGTATTTTCTTTTATAAGTAAAGATCAAATTTACAAAAACACGAAGATATCTAAGTTCGAAAAAATTAGTGTCTAATACCTCTTCAATTTGATCGGAGAACGGCCGGTCTTCCAAAATAAGCTTGGCTAATGACTCTTGAAAAGTTCTGCCATACTTAGAAAAATCCTCTCGTTCCTTATTTTGTCTCATCTAGGTCCTCACAGTGTATTCTTAGAATAAAGAATTTTAGGTTATTTGTCAAGATGTAATTTCTTGAAAAACTGAAACAGAGAATCCCAATTAAATTTGATGATTCCATCTTCAATCATCATTTTTGTTATTTCTGTTTTGTTATGTGCATTGCAACTTTCCCCAAGCGATTCTTCAATCATTTGCTTAGTTTGCAGGCTCAACAAAGGGGAGTAAAGTTGCATTAAGCTATAGTTTTTTCTTAGAAGCTTTTTATTTTCTACGACTCTCTCGTAAACTTTTAAATTCGAATCCACAGATCGAGCGTATTTTGTAACATCATCAATCGTATAGCATTTTTCCTCTTTCAAAAAAGGAAATCTCTTGGTTGCAGTTTTTAAGCCGATGCCGTCGATACCCTTAAGATTATCTGACGTATCGCCAACCATGGCTCTCGCTAGGGCAAAATTATTCGGATGGATGCCATACTTTTCTACGGTTCTGTTAACATTTAAAATCTCTTTTTGAGAATCCCGGTAAAGAATGGTCTTTTCATCGCAAAGCTGTATAAAATCTTTATCGGAACTGACAATGATTTTTTGTGCCCCCTCTAGGGCTCTCGATCTACAAACATATGCAATAATATCATCCGCTTCGACGTCTTCTACCAAAAACTGTACGAGAGGCATACTATTATAGTATTCAAGCAATCGTAAGTTTTGCCAGATCTTATTGTCTACCTCTTCCTGGGGCGTTAAATTACCGTTGACTCTATTGAGTCTTGGAGGCTTCCTCCCAGATTTATAATTTCTCTCTATTGAGCGGCGTCTAGCAGAGCCACCGCCGGCGTCCCAAGCAACAACGATCTTGGTTGGCTTAATTTTGTCTACCAAGCGTTGTAGTGTTTTGATGCAGGTAACAATAGCGCCAACCGGTTGACCATTAGGAGTGATACTAGGATTCATAATGTATCCACGATGGAACACATTCATATTATCAATTATTAGTACCCTCTCCGATTCCAACTACCTCTCCTTGCGCTGCAGCGTCTGCAGTCATTACTTTGGACTTTCTAATTATGAAAGCTAATACTCCGTCAATTTTTTTTACATCGGCTATTAGCTTTCTTAAGTATTTGTTTGTCGCGACGCCGAAAGGTTTGAACTTAATGTTAAGTTCGGCAATCTCGCGACCTTCACTAACAAACCTGGAAGCCATGGCCATGTTAACAATGGTAACACCGCACACAGCTCTCATATCTGTTAAAATATCAGTTAAGTTTCTTACCCTGTTGCTTTCTAAACGACAGAATAGCTCCAAAACATTTTGATCTAATTCCTCAAGAATTATCTTTTTAATTCGTTCTCTACTAACCATATTAGTACTTCTCCGCCTATTATAATTAGTATAATCTTTTACAAGTTAAAATATTATTAATCTTCGTCCGGCTCTAATTTGCCATAAAAGCTCTCAGCTTCGCCTTCCCTCTTATCAAATTTCATAATAATTTCTTCGTCGATCAATTCCAGAATTCTACTTCGAAACTTCTCATTCTGTAGCTTATCGAGCCAACTTGCGGTTTGAAATTTTTCTTCAGTACCATCTGAATGAATCAGTGTATACCAAGCGCCCGCTTGTTTAATACTGGCTGATCCCTTGACCGCTTCTAACCAACTTTCTTCGTCGCAAATGCCGACTTCTCCACCCCACAGAATCTTAAAAGTACATTGGCGATGTTGTGTTCCAAAGCGGCTTTTCTTTAAAGTTGCTTTGACTTCTGAGCCAATTCTGTATCCTCGCTCATCTGTAATATAAGATGCTTTTGCTTTACGACTTGTCAACCAAATACGCAAAGAATAAGCATAGTTCATTGTTTTGCCACCAGGAGTAGTGTAGGGCTCAACCATTGCCATAGCAGGTTGTGATGTAATATTAGTTTTAAGCTGGTTTAAAACCAGAAATGTAGAATTACTATTTGCAATAGGATTAGTTAACTTGGTCATTCCCTTCGATAGCACCCTAGCTTTAACTGCAATTGAAGACTGCGGGTTAAACCCAGTCTCTATATCACTGACAGCTGGAGTAAGAGCTAAGGAGTCCCAGATAAACAACATCCTATTTTCATTTGCTGCTAACAACTCTTCGATTGTCTCTAGAACAAACTCTACATTTTGTGCTTGAATATACAAGAAGTTTCCTAAATTCTCTTCTGTACCATCGCTTTCAAATACACATCCGGCGGCCTCCAAAAAAGTTGGATCAATGGCTGCCTCAGAATCAAAATATATAACGTCGATATTCTTTCTTTGCGCGTTCGCAGCAATCTGTGCTGCCATATAACTTTTACCAGTCGACTCTAGGCCGGCAATTTCTACGATTTTACCAACCGGAATACCTGCCAGCCTTCCTCTACAAATCATACTATCTAGCCATCTTGATCCGGTAGGAATCCAGTCGGCAACTTCCGTTGGGTTCTCCTCTCTTAAATCATACGCAACATCATATCCGCATTTACGGTTGATCATGTTGCGCATCTCAGATACAGACAGCTTACCCAGTTTTTTTGTTTTCTTCATTAATCAGCTACTCCTAAAATATAAATTGGCCGGTGTTCGGTTCATATAGTTGTGAGACGAAACCGAACACCGGCCCAGTAAAACATGATTAAAATCTGAAGGACAACACTTTTTAATCACGTTAAACTACTCTAGCCCAGCAGTTCTGCAAACGCCTTATCAACGCTGCTGGTACTGCTGGATCCTTCATCACTTCCGTACTTCTTGACATCGCTCCCTTCTTGAGCATCACCGAGCAAAAATTCGTCCAAGATGGCTCCAACTTGATCCGGCGTCTTCCGCTCAAAAAGGTCAGACATATCCGGTACAGAATCTAGCATCTGCGCGGTGACCTCTGGATCCTCCATTAGTGGCGTCGGGCGTCGACGTGGAGTCAAAGTAGTTTGCGGGAACTGCGCTCCCGGAGGCTTTCCGTACTTAAGAACTAAATCAGTTCCTGTCTCCGGGTCAGTGATATCACCATAATCCGGATTAAGTACAAGGTTCAAAAGCTCGACATATGCAGTCTTGCCGTAACCCCAAATTCGTACTCCCTTGTCTTCCTCACCACGGACGATAACAGGCGAGAAGAATCGCTGACGAGCCATGAGTGACTTCGCCATCTTGATATTCTCTTCCCCACCCTCGTCGAAGAGTTGGCGAACAAACTTGTCCAAAGGACAGTCCTCACCAAAGTTTCTCTTGGGGCTCAAAAAGCCCGGAGTGTTACCAACATTATAGTGGAACCAGTAATCTTTGAAAGGATCCCCGTCGGCCGGTGTAATAATACGAATTGTTTGCTCACCGTCTTCAGGTCGCCAAAAAACATCAGACTTCTTTCCCTTTCCACTCACCGCGTTAAGCTTTGCTTTCATCTTATCTAAATCAATACCCATTTATTTTCTCCTTGTTTGAGTAAAGTATGATCGGCTAATCTCCCGACCATCTAATACATACAGTTTAACTCTATTCTGTGCTTTTGTCAACAGAAAAATTAAAATTTTCTTCTTGCACCAGTGTAGCATGGGCAGTGCTGTAGCAATACGTTTGATCATAATTGGTGGCGTACAAGCCATAGGATACTTTAGTACCGCCTTGTTTTACTTTTTCCACCATCTGACCTTTAACCTTTTTTAACAAATTCTCGTCATTCTCTAGTATTTCATTAGGTATACCATAATAATACACTCTCTCGCGAGGCATTTCTATATTATAGAAGAGCTTATCTTCGCCGCTTTCAGGATCGACAATTCCAAATGTAGAAATGTTTGCGGTGGAGGCCAGTGGTGAGAAAGTGCCAAAGACAGAATCAGAATGTCTGAAGACATTAATCATGTGTAAGGTACTAACAATAAGTTCATTGATCCTATTATAATAATTTTTAACTGATACGGTACCAACCACTTCTTCTACCAAAGCATTATCAACTATAAACATCTTCTCAAACACACCAGAGCGTGTGTATTGTTGAAGTACCTGAAAAACTACTCTCTCTTGTCTAGTTTTAAGTTCTGAAAAAAGGGTCATGTCTGGCTTAACATAAAGAACATTAATATCGCAGCGTCGACTTATTTTTTCCAGTACAACTAACGACGCTCCGGAAACAGCGGAGGCGCCGCTAACGATAAACAAGCAATCTCCAGAAATTTTCTCAAAAAATTTTTCGAGACCTTCGAAATCTCTTTCGTAATCTTCGTGTGTGTCATAGGCCGGCAAACAATAGTAATTTTTCTCTCTTTTATTTACATTGTCTAATTGATAAACATCGTATTCACTATAGTTTGAAAACTGGCGTGCAATACTACACCCGGCTCCGCCGAGTCCCACTATCACCTCCATGTAAAGTTCTCCATATTTTTGAAATCCGTTCCAGCGCAGACATTAACGCTATACTTGCCAAGCTTTGTGTTGGAAAATATATCAATTATTCTATCTAAGTCTTCCTTATCTTGTAAAGCTAAATCTATTACCAACGAATCATGAATGCAAAAAGCAATATAAGATTTTTTATTTTTAAGAAATTCAAAAACCTCGTAGGCTCGGTCTAAAAAAATATCACTAGTTGTGCTCTGGACGATATAATTTACCGAATGAAATTCATCAGATGGTATCTGTCGATTAAAAATTGTCTCAACTTCTTGGCCATTCCAAAATTTACTTTTAATTTTTTTTCTATCGTAGTGGCGCGCTGCCAAATAATCTTTTGAATTCGGATTATATAACCAAGAAAATATTCTCTTCTTAGATTCCTCTCGGGATAGAAGACCTCTAAATACATTTTTAGCGTTCCATTCGTGTAGATCATTTTCAGGCTGACTCATCCCAAGTAAACCCAGCATAGTCCTTAACTCAGCCGCGTTAAAATCAAGCTCAATAAAACAATCATTGTTCGGCTTTAACATAGCTCGATGATTTTTATCTAAAGTTAAAATGGGAATACTTCCAGGCGACGTCACAAGTCGACCAGTTTTGCTTTTAAACATATCATATTTAACATAGGGCTCTGTGCTCTTGATCTTCTTTATAAAGTTTCTAACCTTAGAACAACTAGCTTTTTCTGATAACTGCGAAAGATCAATATTTAAATTGCGGTATCTTATATCTTCCACTATCTTATTGATCTTTAGATTGAAATCATAGTTTTTTGGTTTCTCATAATTCTCAAGTACATGTTCTGTGATTTCGTTCTTTAGCTCACAATATTCTAATAAAAATCTATCTGGTACTAATTCAAAAAAACAATTATCATTCAGCGAAATCTTTGCCTCACGAAATGAAAGTAAAAAAGCCTTTAGTTTGTCGGTAATTGACAACCAGTCTGCTCGCAAATATGTTGGGCACATCTCGTCTAGAGTGGATCCCGGGCAATATAAATTAGCAAATTCAACATCTGCGTCATTTAAATGCCGTGTGTACTTCCAGGTTTTTGTCAAATTAGCAGGGATCTCGTCGTATACCAGCTGCCCATCAATATAAAAACCTACACATTTATCTTTATCATCTAATGTTTGAAAAATCATTTCGACGCCATGTCGTGAATTTCGCCGTTCAAATAAATTGGATTATGTTTACCGACGCTATCATTAATATAGTCTAAAGCGGCAGTAATGTCAAGAACACTTTTTAATCGGATAGCCTCTTTTATTTCGTTTTCGATTCTGGCGTCCATCCATTCCAAGCCTGCCTCTTTTATTCTAACATAATAATATAAGCGAATCCAATAATTTGTGTCGTATCTTGATGGATCGAATGGTTGCCTTTCAACTCTTTTGGCGACAACTTTAAATTTATCCATGACAGATTTTCTGTTATAAATAATCTTTTGTCCCAAGGTACAAATTTTCTGCATGTGAGAGTCTGGACTAGCTTTGATAAAACTCATATAAAAATCAACCATGTGTACATAAAAGGTTTCAAAATCTGTTCTATGTGTTTTATAAAAATACGTGTCAAAAAAATTCTCATACGTGACACCATAATTACTCATGTATCTTTGCATCCTAGTAGATTTGGGGTTCGCTACTATCCTCCATGGGGCGTTTCTATCAATTATAAATCCAAAGTTTCTACAAGCGCGGACATAAAACTCGAAGTTAGGATCTTCGAAGAAAAGTTGTTTAGTTAGATCGTGAGAATGGTCCTGTTTTGCTATCTTTATAGCCATGCCGCTTGTTTCAACAGGAC